TTTCGCCGAGTCAGGTTGCTATAGCAAAAAAACTGGGCGTTCCTCTTGAAGAGTATGCCAAGTATGTTAAGGAGTGAAACAATGACTAAAGTTACTATCGACAAAGCCCCTCGCGCAACACGCGATGCGGAAAAACGTCGCCGTCCTTGGACCCCTCCCTCACGTCTTGACGCGCCTCCTGCCCCTGAAGGGTTTAAGCATCGTTGGATTCGTGCTGAGATAAACGGGCAAATAGACAAAGCAAACGTCTATAGTCGTCTTCGTGAGGGCTATGAACTAGTCCGTCTTGAAGAACTGCCCGAAGAATATCAAGGCATGATGCCTACCGTTGATGACGGTAAGCATGCTGGAGTTGTTTCTGTAGGTGGACTTTTGCTTGCAAGAGTTCCCGATGAGACAATTGCAGAACGCAACGAGTACTACCGTCGTAAGGCTCAGGAACAGTTACACGCTGTTGACAACGAGATGATGCGAGAAAACGCTCACTCTACAATGCGGATCCAGAGCCCCGAGAGGAGCTCGCGCACTTCATTCCGTCAGCCGCAAGGTTGATTCTTTAATTTTTGTAGGAGCTACAAATGGCAAATATCAATAAGCCTTTTGGTTTGCGTCCCGTTGGTAACCTGTCCGCTACTGGTGCTCAAAAGCAGTACGGCTATCAGATTGCTGACAACCAAGCCGGAGCAATTTTCCAAGGCGATTTAGTTGTCGTATATGACGGCTTTATCATTAAGTATGACGCATCTACGCACAGTGCCCCCACAGGCGTGTTTAACGGTGTTCAATACAACGACCCAACCCGTGCGGGCAAGCCCACATGGAAAAACTTCTACCCCGGTAGTATTGACGTTACACAAGGCATTATTGCTTGTGAAGTGTTAGACGACCCATCACAATTGTTCTTGGTGCAAGCCGACGGAACAATTACTCAAGCTAATATTGGCAAGAACGCTGATCCTGTTTCCGGTACAACTGGTAGCACGGTGACTGGTGTTTCTGCTGGTGCATTGAGCTCTGCTTCCATCGCTAAAGATGCCGCCTTGACTTTCAAGATCATCGGTATTAGCGAGCAGCCCGACAACGAGTTAGGTCTCTATACCGTTGTTGTTGTTAAACTTAATCAGCATCAGTACGGTAGCGTCGGTGTTGCATCTAACGGAGCATAATCATGGCAATCACCCGTTCCCAACTAGTAAAAGAACTTGAGCCCGGCCTGAACGCCTTGTTCGGTTTAGAGTACAAGCGCTACGAAAACGAGCACGAAGAAATCTTCTCAATCGAGACTTCTGACCGTGCATTTGAAGAAGAGGTCATGTTGACTGGCTTCGGTCAAGCTCCGGTGAAAACCGAGGGTGCCGGTGTTCAGTACGACACAGCACTGGAATCCTTCACAGCCCGCTACACACACGAAACCATCGCTATGGCTTTCGCGTTGACAGAGGAAGCTGTGGAAGATAACTTGTATGACCGCTTGTCAGGTCGTTACACCAAAGCTATGGCTCGTTCAATGAGCTTCACAAAGCAAGTAAAAGCTGCTTCTGTGTTAAACAACGGTTTCACTGGCGGCAACTATGCCGGCGGCGACGGCGTTGCATTGTTCTCTACAGCCCACCCAACTGCCTTGGCTCAAAACTATGCAAACACTCCCGCAGTGCCTGCAGATTTGAACGAGACATCTTTGGAGCAAGGTTTGATCGACATCGCCGCGTTCATCGACGAGCGTGGTTTGAAGGTCGCTTTGACTGGTCGCAAAATGATTGTTCCTAAGGAACTGCAGTTCACTGCAGAGCGCCTGATGAAGAGCACTTTGCGTACTGGCACTGCTGATAACGATATCAACGCTATCAAGTCCATGGGCATGCTCCCAGAAGGCTATGCCGTCAATCACTACCTGACTGACGTCAACGCTTGGTTCATCATCACTGATGCACCTAACGGCTTGAAAATGTTCCAGCGTTCACCCATCAAGACAGCCTTTGAAGGCGACTTTGACACAGGTAACGTTCGTTACAAGGCTCGTGAGCGTTACAGCTTCGGCTGGTCTGACCCACGTGGCGCTTACGGTTCGCCCGGCGCATAATATTTCTTTAGAAATATTTGAAAGGGGGCCTTGTGCCCCCTTTTCTTTTGTTGTATATTGATAGCACTCCGGGGTTATCCGGTGCATCAAACAGTCCCGGCTGACGACATACAGATTGATGCACTTAACTTGTATGTAAGGAAACATCATGGCACGCACTACTTTTTCGGGCCCAGTCCGGGCTGGCTATCAAGGCGGCAGCGCAGGCACTCAACAGCCAATCACTCCCACAAATATCAATACTGGTACAGTTATTGAAGTCAACCAAGGCAGCGGTGCTTATGGTTTTTACTCCCGTGTTGAACCAACTGTAGGGTTTGGTTCTAGCGCGTTTGCAACGCCCGGTGAAGCTTATGGCATGTTTGGCCGTACCCAGTCCGGCGCTCCTTTTGCAACAGTCCCTTCAACTAACTTTAACCACATGGCTGGCGTTGTTGGCAACTTTGCGGTAATCGGTACTTACTCTAACAACGGCTTGATGGCCGGTGTGATGGGTATTATCAACACCAACACGCTGTCTGGCGACGCGGCTGTGATGGCTTTCATGGCAGGTGATTCTGGCGTGACAACTGCTCGTGCAGCGTTTGGTGTTGCGATGGCTCAAACCACAGGCGGTTCCGGTTTTGAGTATGGTATTGACTTGAAGATGCAAGACCCCGTTCTTGATGGTGGTGGCCCTTCTAGCGTTATTCCTTACACCAAAGCCAACATCCGCATGGAAGATGATGTTGTGGTTATGGTAAACACGGGTGTTCCTACTGACGGTACAACGGGTGACAACTTTGCTGGCCCCGGTTCCATGTATATTGACAGCACTGGTGCAAACCTTTATCTCCAGACAGGGGCGATTACCAGCCCCGTTTGGAAATTAGTCACTCGCGCTGCCTAATGTTGACACATAAAGACCCAGAGGTTCAAGCCATGCTTGGGCTTCTGGAAAGTCAAAGAGATCACGCTATGGGACTTGTAGCGGCGATGGCAAAAGAAAATGCGGAGTTAAAAGCCCGCATGTTAGACGCACCAGAACCGGAGCAACAAGATGGCACAACTTTTACTTGATGAAGCAACTAGCACAGGCGCAGGCCTGTCATGGAATGAGCGCGATACAACGGCTAACTCAACGTACAATTTCCATACGTTTCAGGCTATTGGAAATACTTCTGCGTCTACAGGGGCAGCCACTGTTTTAATTCAAGTCAGCAATGATGGCGTGAATTATTTAACAATGGGAACCATTACCCTGACATTGGGGACGGCTGTTACGACAGATGGGTTTGCGGTTATTAACAATTGGAATTTCTACAGGGCTAATTTATCGGCAATATCAGGTACTGGGGCAAAGGTCTCCGTGTACATGAAAGGTTGATCATGGCTGTTTTAATTAATAACCCCGTAGCTGGCCATGTTGCAAGAAACTATGGCATGTTTCAAGACAACAACACGCAAGTTAGTGGCGGCGCTACTAGCGCAAACTTAATGTTGTTGCGTACAACCGATTTTGCCAATGGGGTATCAATTGCAAATGATTCACGTATAACCATTGCAACTGCGGGTGTTTATAACCTTCAATTTTCTGCTCAGTTTTCTCGCGTTGCGGGTACTGGATTTTCCACTGTGGATGTTTGGTTAGCCAAAAACGGTGCAAATGTTGCAGATACCAATGGTCAAGTAAACGTTCCCCAAAGCGGTGGAAAAAACATGGCAGCATGGAACTACTTGATACAAGCTAGTTCAGGCGACTATTTCCAACTGTATTGGTCAAGCACAGATGCAAACATTGAGTTGTTGTACGTTGCGGCTGGGTCAAACCCAACACGCCCTGAAACACCTTCTATCATCGTAACAGTTACGGAAGTAACATAAACTTTTAAATAAGGAGTCCAAAATGGGACGAGCAGCAAAAATGGCGGATGATCAGTACCAAGGCGAAGTTCAGCCCGGTGCACAGAAACAAGATATGGCTAAAGGCGGCCCCAAGCAAACAGCACGTAAGACAGTGGCTCCTTCTGGTTCCACTACGCCCCGTGGTGTAGGCTTGGCAAAGAACAAGCCCTGCAAGCTGTACTGAAATGGCTAAATCTCCTGCTTGGCAGCGGAAAGAGGGCAAAAGTCCCAGTGGCGGGTTAAACGCCAAGGGCCGTGCTTCTTACAACAAGGCAAATCCGGGCAAGCCCGGGTTAAAAGCCCCGCAGCCAGAGGGAGGTTCTCGCAAAGACAGCTTCTGTGCCCGAATGGAAGGCATGAAAAAGAAGCTGACAAGCGAGAAGACCGCCAAGGATCCAGATAGCCGGATCAATAAAAGCTTACGGAAGTGGAAGTGCTAAATGGAAGGCGTTGTTTGGAACATGATCCTAACGGCAGGTATAGGATTTGTGGGTTGGGTATTGCGCGACAAAGCATCTGAGATTAATCGTCTTCAAATTTTGCTCAATCGCACCCGCGAAGAAATTGCCAAGGAATATGTGACCAAAGCCGAAGTTCATGCAGACATCAACCGTGTTTTAGATAGACTAGACCGGTTGGACGAAAAGTTAGATCGTTTAATGGCAACAACTTTAAAAGGGTAGCAAAATGAAACATAAAGACGGTGGACTTGCAAAAAAAGGCGAAGGCATTGCTAAAAAAGGCTTTGCCAGTGGCGGCATGGTTGCTGGCATGGGCCAGTCACAGGGTAAAACCCTGAACCAAAACGTCAAGAAATTGGAAGGCGATAAAGTTGCCGTCCGTGGTGTCGGCGCAGCCCGTGCCCGCACAGCAATGATCTACTGATATGGCTGTTTCCGGCGTATCCGATTTCGATCTGCAGTTTGACGACCTCATAGCTGAGGCGTATGAGCGCTGCGGTATTGAGGTGCGCGACGGTTACGACATGAAGACGGCGCTTCGCTCCGTCAACTTAATCTTTGCAGAATGGGCTAACCGCGGCCTTAATCTCTGGACCATTGAGCAGCGCCAGCAGGTGCTGACGCCCGGGGTGTATGAGTATGACCTACCCGCAGACACGATTGACGGCCTCTCAGCCGTGATTCGGACCAATGCAGGCCAGTCTACCCAGCAGGACATCACAATCGACCGTATAGGCCGTGCTGAGTGGCTCCATGTGCCTAACAAGTTGACCCAGTCTCGCCCTGCGCAGTACTATATTCAACGCACGGTCCCCGCCAAGGTATTTTTGTATCCTTCTCCTGATGCAACGCAGACGTGGACGTTTGTCTACTACGCAATTCGCCGCATGGACAATGCTGGTGGCTTTAGCAATACAGCGGATATTTCTTTCCGTTTCCTGCCCTGCTTGGTAGCCGCTTTGGCGTACTATTTGTCGGTCAAGAAAGCGCCTGAACGTGCCATGTTTCTTAAGCAAATGTACGAAGAAGAGTTTATGCGTGCAGCTTCTGAAGACCGCGAGCGTTCGGGCTTCTTTGTGGTACCTACGTACACGCAGAGGTAAGCCATGGCCTATGTATCAGGCAAATTTGCAATTGCGCTGTGCGACAGGTGTGGCCAACGGTACAAGCTCAATACGCTTATCAAAGAATGGACAGGTTTTAAAGTTTGTCCTGAGTGCTATGAGCCCAAGCATCCACAGTTGGAACCAAAACGCTCAATAAATGAGCCACAGGCCTTGCAACAGCCTCGTCCAGAGAGTAGACTTGGGGTTACCGTCTACGTCGGGTTCACGGCTGATACTTCGTTTGCTAGTATCGGAATGATGCCGATGCCGTATGCAAAGCCCTTGTGGGTTGCTGCAGTGCTATCCCCCGTTACGACGAGCATCACATGACATACACGGAACTTGTTGCTGCTATTGAAGCCTACACTGAGAACACGAGTTTCAGTGCAACTGATCTTGCCACTTTTACAAAGCAGGCGGAGCAGCGCATTTATAACACCGTGCAAATTTCTAATTTGCGCAAAAACATGACGGGAAACCTGCAAGCAGGCAATAAATATGTTGCTTGCCCAGATGATTTCTTGTCTGCCTATTCACTTGCTGTTTATCCATACAACACACCAACAGCTACCGGTACTTCAGGTGCTTTTACAATTGTGGTATCTAGTGCTTCTGGTTTAGCAGTAGGGCAGTTTGTTACAGGTACCGGAATTGGTACAGCCGCTGCAATTACATTGATTATTGGCACAACGTTGACATTGTCTGTTGCAAACAGCGGCACAGTATCTGGCACCATGGCTATCCAAGGGGATTACACATACTTATTGAACAAGGATGTGAACTTTATTCGCGAAGTGTACCCAGCGGCCAATTACCGTGCTCAGCCAAAATACTATGCAATATTTGGACCAAATATTTCTAATGTAAATGAATTGACATTCATTGTTGGTCCAACGCCTGATGTAAATTATTTAGCCGAATTGCATTTCTACTACTATCCACCGTCTATTGTCGATGCTGGAACTTCATGGTTAGGTGACAACTTTGACACGGCGCTGCTCTATGGTTGCTTGGTCGAGGCATATACCTACATGAAAGGTGAGGCAGATATGCTTGCTCTGTACAACGGCAAATATCAAGAAGCGCTGGGCCTGTTGAAGAATTTGGGCGATGGCAAGCAACGTGGCGATGCTTATCGCGATGGTCAAGTCAAACTACCGGTGAGATAACGCATGATTACAGCAGGACTTACCGACAGTTTCAAGGAGCAGTTGCTGCTTGGAGTGCATGACTTTGCAACGGATACGTTTAAGATTGCTCTCTATACTTCCTCTGCTATTTTAGGTCCAACAACAACGGTCTACACCAGCACAAACGAAGTATCCGGTACAGGGTACACCGCTACGGGGTTGATATTGACAAATGTCACGGTAAACCTAGGCCAAGGGATTGCATATGTTAGTTTTACCAATCCTGAATGGTTAGGGGCCACTTTTGCTACGCGTGGTGCGTTGATTTATAACGTTACCAAAAGCAACAAATCGGTAGGTGTTTTAAACTTTGGTGTTGACCAAACAATGTTGGGTCAATCGTTTACGATTCAGCTACCTACTAATGACCCCGAAACAGCACTTATTCGCATCACATAAGGAGAAAATATGGCATTGGTCACAACCACCAAAGGCGAAATGGACGATTCTTTTCTTGAGAAAAAAGAAGGCTTCGTAGATAATGACAACGAGTACACCACTTGGGTGGAGTATTGGTTAGATGGAGAACTTGTGCATCGTTCTGCTCATGTTCAATTGAAAAAAGCTGTGACGTTTTCTGCGGAAGCAGCGTCTTTTACTTAAGGAGCCTAACATGGCAAATACA